CAATTCCAAATAAACAGATGCGAATCGATTCGAATCGGGTCGTATCGGCACTGGTTTCCTCCAAGGTCAATCTTTTTCTTGGCTTCTACGAAACCCCACGAATTTGGATTGGCATTATTACTTCCCATTATGATGATAGAAGCTTCGGTGTTAAGAGGCGGAATTACCTTCCAAGCTCGCATACCTTGATGGTTCTCATCTGTTGCTATTTCCGAACAATGAACAAGCGTTGTGCCATCAGTATCAGGAATAGCCAGCAGGCAATACTCGTAATCGCATGCAGTTCCATAAACCTTAACCGCGCACGAGTCGTCTACGATATACTCAGCATCGGTATCGATTTCAGGAGCAACTGACGTATCGCCATAACTAAACGTATAATCAATACTACCGTCAACCGCGGCACCATCAGGAGTTAGCATACTATACTCGTAATGTACAACTTCTCCGTCGTTAGGAAGTCGACGTAAGGTATCATTTGCGACATGATTAATTGTCAATGACGAGTCGCTAACCCATTCGGTAATGGGCTCTCCGTCGCTACCTACAATACGAGCCCTAAGCCGTTCGCAGCCGTTTCCGAGCGAATCCACAACTGTTGTTGTGATACCAATAGCATTGGTGGAATTGTCGATGAATAGCTTCATATCGCCAGGATTAATGGTAACCGTCGGCTTCTGAATGATTCTAACAGTGGACGATCGTATCGGACCGTGAGCCTTGTAGGAAATATCAGGGTCGCTAGCGTTTGTATAGTCGTCCATATATACTCGAATTTGGAAGGTAATCTCGTACGATTGCCATTCGTTATCGAGATGATACGTCTCCTCGAAGGGCATGGTGATGATTCCGCCCACCGGGTTCTCATCAAACGTTGATGACCAAGCGTCTCCCCATCCTTCTCGAGAGGTAGAATATCTTAAGCTAGCAGTCTTTATAGCTCTCTGCTCAGCGTCCGGTTCTTCCTCAGGAGTAATGACGTCTTTCCATTTTTTAACGCTAGTCCAATCTTGAACCATATCTTCGTAAGTTCGCTTTGCTTTAAATCTTACGGTCCTATAACGAGCTTGAAACTTTTTGCCGTTCGACTTGAACGTCAACCCGCTTACAAGTTGGTCTCCGCCTCCGGGAATTTCAAACTGAGTCTGGTCAATTGGACCCGGCATATCAATGGTATTCAGATTTCGTTCTGTCTTCATGAAGAAGAACTTCTGATTATCAGCACCATTCTTTCGCCATACGCCCATTTTTGTCATGTTTTGGACATTTCCTCCAAGGCAGTCCATTACATAATCTTGAGCGCTTTGCGAACGAAGCTCGTAAACATCGTAATCTTGGTCGTTGTACTTCTTTGTTCCAAGACGATACGGAAGCCAGAACTGCTTTGTGACACTGGCGTCGGTTAGCGCTTTTCTTTGGTATTGAACAACAGGAGCGGCATCTGACGCAGCATCAGCGGCAATATCAAGACAAAGGCCAGAATGCGCCGCAACGAATCGCACGCATCCGCTCTGTTCGTCTATTTCTGCTGCAAATATCTGGTTGTCCACTTCTTGTGCGGTCCACACGAGAGCTTGCGCCATAGACTTTTGCGCGGCACCTTCGATGTCTACTCTTTTGCTTGGGTCTGCATAAAGACAAATCTTGTACGTACCACCTTCAGTAAAAACGTTTACAGGAACAAATATCCATCGTTGGTTAGTGCTTGGGTTGTTTTTGTTGTAGTTCCAAAGAAGAATATTAGCACCTGGATCGGAAGAGGCGCTTTCTACGTCCATCGCTAAACTCGTGTTGCCTGCTGGACGAAGCGCGTATACTTCATACGACGCATTGTCATAGGTGTGGGTAGTGTTTAAATCCTGAATGACCCATCGCTGCGAATTCATCGAATCAGTGTCGTCTTTTTGGCAAACATTAGTCATAGCAAGAGGGGCATCGTTCGACGTAGAAAGAACTTTACCACTCAAAGAACACATAATTTGCCATAATTGGACGTCTTCAGACGCTCCATCGATTTCGATGTTTTCCACAGTTCTTTTTCGACAAGACCAAATTTGGGCGTCACCCTTTGTGTGAAGCCACTGAATAACATTAGCACCGCTTTTGTCCGACGCACCAGAAACGTCAACGGCTTTGCTAGACGATACCGATATGATGGCGTATGTGCCTTCAACAAGCTCAGCCATGCCTACTCCTTACATATACATACGTCGAACATCACTAATTTCGCCGGCCAAATATCCGACGAATTCTCCGCTATCCATCTCAACATGGACTCCAGAGCGAATGAGGGCGTTTGCTACAGCCACTCCAAGAATATCATAGTCGATTGCGTTGTTTGCCACTGCTTGAATTGCTTGACGGTTGACGTCAGCATAGTCAGAGAGCTTAGACGCAAACTCCTGATTGTAGTTAACGGTACCGATGGATAGGTCATTAGGTGCGAGGTTGTTCATTCGAGTCGCGAGTCGCCCAATACTCGAATCAAACTCCGTAGGATCGATGACAGGAGTGATTACAGGATTGTAGTCGGTTTCAAGAAGGTCGTCAAGACCGATGGACATGGTCGAGAGACTATTCTTGAAAGAATCAAAAGTCGCTCCTGCTAAGCCCGCAGTGGCTTTTGACACAGGCGACTTGGAATTGCCTATACCATCGACAAGACCTTCGCCAAGAGATTCACCAATACCGATAAAAACCTTAGAAGGCGAGTTAATCTGCGCCTTAGCTTTTGCAGCCCTTTCTGCCTCTGCCATTAATCGGTCAGCAGCCGCAATGACAGAACCTAAACCAGCGTAAATACCAGCAGCGAGGCCATCAGCAGCGCTCTTACCAACATTCCAGAATCGACCCCAAAGAGACCCGATACCACTAGCAGCAGCGTTACTAACTGACGAGGCGGCTGAACGAGCCCTACCAGCAGCAGCACTAATGCCAGAACAGAAAGCGTTCATAGCTTCGTTAGCTTTTGCACGCATCTTTGGAGTAAGCGTATTCACTTGCGAAAGAACCGCAACAGTCATTTGATTGACCGAGTTTTTGGCTTTACCTGCACCAGAGCCAAGAGCATTCACAAATGCCGTTGTGCCTTCGTTGCCCTTTGCCGTTGCGTTCAAGGAAAAACCATCAAACGAACCCGACAAATTATCACTAAGAGCCTGAGCACTTCCCTGAACAGGACCGCTCATACCATCAATGCTAGACTGTAACGCTAGCATCGAGTCGGTACCCCTTTGACCAATCAATGCAGGAAGTCCGTCAAACCCACTAAGAAGATTTGTTCCTAATTGCTGACCCTTGCCAGAGGCGTCGTCCATGTACTCATCTAGGCCAAGCATTAAACCTTCGCCGCTGTTTCGACCAACATTTGCCATTTCCTCGGAAGGAGAATTAATACCTAAGAACCCTTTCACGCCATTAAGAAGATTGGTTCCTAACTCGGCACCTGCGTTAAACAAACCTTCTACTTTTTCGCCGATTCCTCCAAGCATCGTATCGATAGCTGTCGAAAGCGCGGTCTTCAAATTTTCACCAAGATTTCCAAGACCATCAACGATACTAGTTCCCATGTTTTGAGCAGCTGTTACTAAATTTTCTTTTTGTTCTCCCAAACCAGAAAGTAAATTATCAACAGCGTTACGACCGGCTTCTAAGAACTTGTCTTTGACAGTTCCAATGGCAGTTGCCATATCGCCAGCTTTGCTGCTAGCCCATTCTGCAAGTTCTCCGGCTCGTTCTCCTAATCCGGAAAGAAGATTTCCGACCAGCTGTCTACCGGCTTCCAAAAGTTTGGGGGCTTCGGTTATGATTGTGTTGATGATGGTTTGAATCCACTCAGGAAGATGAGATATAAATGCGTTGAGAGCCTCACCAGCACCGTCTCCAATGGAACGGAACGTTTCTACAACCTCTTCCGGACCCATTGCCGACAGTTTCGCCAACGCATCTGTAAAGACCCAGAAAGCAGACGCCAAAGCAAGTACCGCAACGCTAAATATCAAGAATCCTGCTGCCAAAGCCACAACAGCTACTGTGTATGGACCTAAAAGCCTTCCTAATCCAGCCAAAACAGCAAGCGCAACTCCGATTGCTACAAGACCGGGAACGACCTTCATAATGTCGACGCCTTCGAGATTCTTGAAAGCGGCCGACATAACCATAATTGCTGCCGAGAATATAACAATGGCGGTAGAGGTCTTCATCAAATCGTCAGCATCTGTGAATTTAGTTAAAACAAATAAAACACCATTCAAAGCTGCCAAAGCTGCGGTTCCAGCCAATATCCCTTGCCACGGCATGGCTGCGATAACCGATATGGCGATGGACATGACGGCTATTGCTCCGGAGAAAACCAGAATAGCCTTGGCTGTATCCATACAGTCTTTCGAATCCAACTTATTAACTATAACACCAAAAGCTAAAAGTTGGACACCTAATGCTGCCGTTGCTGCTAATAGCTGATACCATTCGACTCCGGACATCGCTACAAATGCCAAAGACAAAACAGCCATGGCTCCAGCGAACATAAGTAAACCTTCGCCTACTTTGACGGGATCAGTATCTTTCAAAAGCATACATGCGACAACAAATGCCGCCAAGGCCGAAGCCATAACGCCAAGAACAACCGGTAAATTCTCGGCTTTCGAAAGAGCAACTGATAAAGCTCCAATGCCTGCTGCTAAAACAATAAATGATGTGGTAAGCAAAAGAACGCCAGCGCCAAATTTAAGGAACGAACTGAGTAAGTCGGCTATTCCCTTTGCACCCCAATGACCAAACGCACTAAGAGCACCAATAATAACAGCTAATGCGACAGTTCCCTTGGCTAATGATTTCAAATCCATTTCGCCAAGAGCCTTAACCGACTTAACAAGAATTGCTACCGAAATAGCAAAGAATATAAGCCCAGCAGAGCCCTTCTTGAATTCTCCACCGTTATCTCCAAGAGCTTTGGCGAATGCCGCTACACCCAAAGACATAACAAAGACTGCGCCAACACCCTTAAGCATTTGGTCATCAGGAATCTTAGCGAATATCCATGCTGCTGCAGCAAGACCGACCATACCAATACCAAGACCTTGGACTGCATCGCCAACGGCAGAAAGAGAACCGGCGTCAATCATCTTGAATTTGTCAAGTAGTGCCACGATGGCCATAAGCCCCACAATAGAAGCAGCCATGATAGCCATCGCTTTGCCTGCTCGAGCTAAATCGTCAGCAGGAAGTGAAGCAATTAAGAACAAAGATCCAGCAAGAATGGCGATTGCGATAGCAATTTTCACAACAGCGTCGGCTTTGGTTTCTTTTCGCCACTTATTAAAGCCTTCGCCAAATCGACTCAACGCATCACCAAATGACTTAGGCCAATCTAGGAGTTTCTTACCAACACCGCCAATTGTGCCATTCAGCTTTGTTAACGACTTAATAAAGTTTCGAATGGTGATGCCGAGACCGATTTTACTAATCACCTCAGCCACATTCGAAATTTTATCCATCGGAAGCTTACTAATAAAATCGGCAACATGGTCGATAATATTGTCAAAGTATTCCTTAATCTTTCCGGGAATATCTTTTATGAAGTCCATGGCAGTTTCGGCAACACGACGAACAATGTCGATGAAATTACTAAAGTTCGTCTGAACATTGTCGAACGAAAGCTTCCCTGCTTCTTTAGTAATATTATCTTTGCCATACTTAAACGTATTTACGACTTGCTCAAATAATCCGTGAATTGTACTAGGAAGATTTAAGAAAGCTCCGACGAGATAATCCCTAACTTTACCAAAGAAGTCAGGCCAATTATCAACTTCTTGCATGGTCTTCGAAATAAAATCTTTAATGCCCCCAGTTAAACCGTCAAACACCGTAACTAATTCCGGTTGATACGTTTTTAAATATTCCCTAAAGTCCTTCAGACCCTTTGTTATACCACCAAACATTTCTTCAGGAGTTACGGTTTTAAAATACGATATAACCGACTTGACCTTATCTTTTAACCCATCAACCAATTTAGTAGCTTTTTGCACAGGAGTCAACGAATCGTCGAACATTCCGAGACCGGTGAGCCACTGTTTGATGCTATCGTACATCCTCTTAGCAGCTGCAACAAATATCCCAACGGTACCGGCGACAGCTTGCAATGGTTTTGGTAGTTTTGAGACGCCCTTTTTAATAAAGTTGGTAATCTCATTCTTTACTAACTTTAAAACACCGCCCCAAGAAGAAAAAGCTTCGCTATTTTCAAACACATACTTAGCGATAGGACCGAAATATTTGTTAAATACCTCAGAACCTTTTTCATTGCCTAAAACGTTTTGTAGAATTCCTACAACACCGTTTTTCCTATCGAAAAGAGCTCCGTTTATAAGCTTCCTAGGATTGGAGAATGGTTCAAAAGCGGTCTTAATAGATTCTTTTAACTCTCCAAATTTGCCTTTAGCAAACCCAGCGAAAGTATTCAAAGAATCTTGCATGTATTTAACTTTGTCTTCGGCTTCAACGAAACCTTTTGCGAATTCACCAACTCCGTGCCGAATTTCTTCCAAACGAACTTCTAATTTTTGATAAGGAGTTAGCGATTTTTCATTCACGGCTCCTAAATCTTTAGTTTCGTCTTTAACACCGAATATCTTTTTCTTTAAATCGTCGAACGCGCCAACTACTTTCCCCTTAATGGTGTCTCCCAAAGAAGAAAATACAGTTGCCATGAATTGAATCGGAGCTAAATTAGAAACAAAGGCACCTATTCCGCCAACGGCAGCCGGAATTAAACCAACTAAACCGGCCAGAATAGATAAAACGGATTTTAGAGTATGACCAACGACGCCAAACAATTCATAAAACTTGGTAATTCCATCGTTAGCCTTGCCGGATATAAAGCCAACCAATTCCTCAAGCTTATCAGTAACAGCGAGAATGACTTCGCTTACGATAGCCAGACCTTTTGCTATACCTTTAACCAACAGACCTGCTAAAGATATAAACGGCTTTAGCACATTGAATGCAATTGTGCCAAGACTTACCAGAATTCGAACAAAATTTCCTCCGACGCCAAGCACGCTATGAATCACTGTGAAAATATCACGAAAAACATCGTAGATGTGCTGAGCGCCTTCTTGACTCACAACTAACTTTGCTGTGAAATCAGCAATCCATCCCGTAATATTCTTAAGTTGAGCGCCTGTAATACCGAATGTATCAGCAAAAGCCTGCGCAATGGCCGATAATGGATACTCAATTGCATGAAATATGTTCATTATCGTATTGCGAAAATCCAATTGGCCTTTCATTTCAGACCATTCGGTAAGAACGCCGATTCGAGCTTCTTGAGAAGCACCGATGAGTCCAGTGATTTCATCACTAAGGCCGGTAAACAACTCTGTCGCACTAATAAAGTCGCCGACAATTAGTCGCCAACTAGCAGCCCAGCCAGAGCCAAGCGCCTCGCCAATTGTATCGATTAACTGACCCCAAGTTCGAACCTTCGTCGCAGCATTTTCGGCGGTCTTAGCAAGCTCGAGAATTGCTTTGGCGTCTTCTTCCGAATAATGCTTGTTTTTCGTCAAATCATTGAGAGCTGTATTGTACGCTTCATCGCCGACTTCTCCATAGGAAATTGCCAACTGGTCCAATGTATCGGTAAGGATTTCCGATGTAAGCCATCCTTCACTTAAGGATGCTCGAAACGAACCAGTCTTCTCTATCATCGAATCAACGGCAACCTCGTGCGCCCTAGCCGTTCTCTTTAATGCATTCTGGAACAACTCACCGCCCATACCGGCATTAACGACAGAGTTCCAGTCTTGAAGCTTTACAGTTCCTGACGAAATAGCCTGAGAAAGCTGATACATCGCAACAGAAGCTTGCTGGGAAGTCGAACCGGAGGCCGCTGCTAAGTTTGCAATACCCTTGATGCTACTTGTCGCTAAATCAAGGTCGACACCGGCTGCGGTAAACGTACCAATATTTCGAGTCATCTCGGTAAAATTATAAATGGTCTTGTCCGCGTAAGTATTTAACTCGTCAAGAGCCGCGTTGATTTTACCGACTTGTTCCTCTTCTGTCGTAAAACCTTGTTCTTTTAACTTGTCTTTTGTATTGGCAAGGATGGTCTGAACAGAACCCATCTGAGTTTGGTATTCTGTAAAACCATCCATGATAGGCTTTAACGTTAGATTTTGAAGGAGCTCAGTTCCAAAACTTCTTGCATCAGCAACAAGACTCCAAAACGTGTTCGATACGTAATCTTTAAAAGCCCCGAAACGACCAGAGGCTTGGTCAACAGCATCTTCGACACTTTCCATATCGAAATTATTCACGGCTTTCTGAACGTCTTCTATTCCGGAAGAAGCTCCATCCAGCTTCATTGAATCTTGAAGCTTTCCTAAAATATCGATGCATCGATTGGCGCCGGCTTCAAATGCTGAGCTCTGAAGCTCCATCTTTACGACACGGGTATCAATACTTCCGCTCATTATGAATTCAACACCTTTCTAACAGCTTCGGAAATCTCATTAAATAACGGTTCCATAACAGGACTCACGAAGTCGTTAGGAGGCACATAACCTCCGGTTCCTGTCCCATGTCCTTTAATAATAAGGATGGCTACAGGAGTTCCGCCATGGCTATCCTTATTATCGTTGTGCCACTCTATACTAATGTTTCCTCCGGAATTAGTCTTCTCATATCGCCACGATGAGGCGGTTGCGCCTGTTCGTCTTGGTGTATTAGCGGCAAGAAGTTCACATCCTTTTGGACCATAAGAATCGAGTATCTGGTCAATTTTATGATTCTTAATCATGTTTAAAAAAGATAGAGTGTTTTTAAAGTCTCCAGAATATGTATACTTGATGAAATCGCTCATAAATCATCAACCCTTTGTTCTGTACTTAGCCCTCCTAGCCGCATTAAGGGCGTGATTCTGCCTTGCAATTTCCGAACGGCTCATCTTCTTTTTGTTGGGGTTATTCTCTATCGAGCATACTTTAATTAGCGTCATCAATCGATTTAGATGCCATTTCTCATACTCTGGAGGAATGTTTTGCGCAATCATCCAATAATATATAACTTCGCTAGTTACAATTCGATTACGACCTGTTCTAGGAGTAAGGTCTGTGATTATTGTGGCTGTCATTGGGTCATTAATATACTCAACAACCGAGTCGACATTCTCTTGACTGATGGACCTATAGACAAGCGGGTCTACTTCTCGTCCAATTGTCATACATCTAAGGTAATCGAGAACTTCTTCTGGAGACTTACGCTCTTTGGAAAGAAATGGTTTTTTCCATTTTGCTTCCCATTTTGACAAAGAGATGAGAGAGTGCTCCATCGTAAGAGTCTGCTCTTTAATCTGAATGAACTCGTTGGTATTCTCGTCATAATACTCGCGAGCAGGTATGGTCAAATGGAGCACTCGTCATCACCTACTAAAGTACGTTCATATGGTTTTCAAGAGAAGGCTTATCCTGGTCCGTATCAACCTTAGGCATAACGCCCTCTGTAAACTTCTTAATCTTTTCGGTATCATTAAGAAGCTCCATGTAAAGATTAACGTACGCCTCTGTCTGCTGAAACTCTTCAGAAATCGCAGCGGACTTAATGAAACGCCTTCCGTCAGGAGACTTCTTACCATAGGACTTAAGAATGAGCGTCCTATAAAACTCAGCAATCTTAGGACCATCGTGGTCATCAACAATTTGCTGCAGATACTCTTCTAAAGCCCCATTGGCGTTTAGCTGCATCTCCATAACTTCTGCACGATTCAGATTGAAATAGAAATCTTCAGTATACTCGACGCCGTTGTAATCGGTATACGTAATAGGCCACTTAATCATGATTTGCCCCTTCTCTTTTAATTGTAAACTTCATCATGTCGAACCTTAAGATAGGAGTCGACATATACGGAGTTAAACTCATCATCGTATGTGAGCTCGTAATACTTATGGTCCGGACGATTTGTCGAAATTAGACACTTGGCATCGTTGAGAATATAGCAGAACCACACGATGTACGCGTCTTTATGTACAGCATCCAACCTAAGTTCTGGAACATCCGAATCCGCTACGTTTTTGTTAAACCAGTCGACAAAGAAACGTAGAAACTTGTTCGGAGTAGGTTCGAAATTTTCCATCAGACAATCCTTTCTCTAAATATGGTGGGGATGGAGGGATTCGAACCCTCACGACCTAAGTCAAGAGATTTTAAGTCTCCCGCGTCTGCCATTTCGCCACATCCCCAATCTGGGCGTGCCCGACCCTCCGCGAGCACCCCTAGCCCTGCCCTATATAACGTCCCGAGCGCTCCGCAAGGCCTCCCACACGGAAATGAGCGTTCGGTTAGTTGGCCTTCCCCGCGCAACCAACAGCATGCTATGTCCTAATTTAGCATGTCCCCTCGGCGGCCAACCCGAGCCAATTACTTACTATTTTGACTAGGCAGCGAGAGCATCAGCGACGCTGGTAATGGTACCGTCAAGAATCTTCTCAACAACCTCGGGAAGAGGCAGCGTGGGAACCGTACCCTGAGAACCGCCAGAACCCTCGGTACCGAAGAGGACATCCTCAAGGAGCGCGAGCTTAGTCTTCTCGGCCTGCTCGGTAAAGTCGGTGGAAGGAATGACCACCTGAGAGGTCGGCTCATAACCCGGCACCTGAACAGGCGTGGTGCTAAGCTCCCAAGAGAACGTAATGGCCTCGGGAGAATCGTTGATGGTAGCATAGCCACGCTCAGACGGTGCAGCACGGCAACCATAAATCAGATGCAGCTTGTAGCCGTAGTCCTCACCCTCGGTGTCGTTGCCCATCTTGGTGCGATAAACAAGACCAAAGCCCTTACGAGGCTGCTGACCAAGACGCATACCCTTGACAGGAGTAACGAAGCCGTCGTTCTGCTCAAACTCGTCGGGATAAGTAAACGCCTCAACGGTAGCACCGAACTCCTCGGCGGAGTACAGGGTCAGATAGTTCATGTTATCGGCATACTGCTTCTGAGCCTCTGCACCAGACGGGGACTCGGAGACGTTGGTAAGACCGTTCCAAGCAACGCCATTAGAATACTTGCCGGCAGAAGTCACCTGATACAGAACACCATGGTCGACACCAGTCTCATAGCGATGTTCGCCAATTGCATCCCAAACTAACTTAGCCATTTGGAATCCTTTCATTCAAATGAATTGTATAAGAAAAATGATGAAGATTGTCGGCCGTGTAATGACGTTCGAAACTAGCGTATTTCATTTCGGCCATTCGGTCCATGAACTCCGAAGGTTCCGGGCTCTTGGTTATAAGAGTAGCCTTGAATGTATAATACTTCCAGTATGGCTTGTCGTTAGCATGCAGCGTCGTATCATCATCGAAATTGTAAACTACGCAAGGATAAGAAATGGAAATACCGGCTGGAGGCTGATAATAAACGTTATTGCTACCTAAAATATCAACAAGTCTATTGTGTAAGTCCAGTCGAAGGTTCGCTAGCGACATACACACCTCCAACCGATATGGTCACCCTAGGACGCTGAATGTCAACCGAAGTAATCTTGAACTTAGCGTCCATGTATTCAATATAGCGCATGGCCGGAATATGCCTATACAGAAATGCGTCGGAAATGATGCTAAAAGAGTTATTAATAGTAAACTCGTCATTAATACGTTCGTTAACTTCATTCCACCTACGTCCGTTAGAGAGTACATCGCCCTTATACGGACGTTCAACAATAGCATCTTCCCAAATACCTGGCGAAGTTTCTTGTTGCGTAGCAAATCCTATCTTGCCATAAAACTTAGCCATGCGCTATCTCCTTACGATTTTGATGGATTAGTCACCGGTCGTCTCAGTGGTGGTCGGAGCGGTGTAGTTAGGATAGCCCTCAGGCCAACCAATGGCATCCTTGGTCTTGGTAGCGGTGCTATAGTCACCGGAGCGAGGACCGAAAGTGAACGGCAGCGTGCTCGTGGTCTCGAGAGCGATTGCGGTGTACGGGTCCTGCAGAGCGCCGGAGCAACGGGTCTCAATCAGGTACTCATACTTGTTGAAGTCCAGATTGAAGTCATCAAACATGGTGACTGCGCCGCCCTTGTCAGCACCAATCACGTAATCAGACGGATTAACAATCAGACCAAGCAGAGTGCGAGTCTCGTTGACAGTGCTGCCCTCAGTCTGACCGGGAACCTGAGCGGTACGCTGAGCACCCTCAAGCACAGGAACCTCAAGAATACGAGATACGCGCAGAGCGGTGGCAAGCTCGGCCTCAGTCTTATACAGACGATGACCAATCTCGTCCTTGGCAAGCAGCATACGGGTCAGAACATCGTTGGTAGTAACGAACCAAGGCTGACCAGCGCCCTTGTAGTCCTTGCGGGAAAGCAGAGCGGCCTCGATGAGTGCGTCGGCAATTTGGACATAGGTAGCAGACTGCGGAATGGTAACAACCTTGTGGATGCAATAGAGGTCGTCGTCATGATAAATCGGGCGAATGTTCTGCTCGTTAATCTTAGAGACGTCGTTGGCAGGACGGCCATCGCCGATGAGGGTTGCTACAGCAAGCTCCTCCTCGAGCATCATACGCATCTCAGACTTCATCCAAGCAACAACGTCCATGTCGACGATGTCGATGATGTCATCGCGGTCAAGCTTCTGGAGCTTGTAAACAGTGGTCGGCGTGGTGGTACGAGCCGCCAGAGAGAAGAACTCCTCAATCTTCTGGTTGCCCTTGACGTAGCCACGAGCACGAGCCTCGTACTCGGTGATGTTGGCCGTACGAGACTTGATACGGCTGAACGGCGTCTTCTTCAGAGCGCCCCACCAAGCGCTGACCCAACCAGTCTCGCGCTTAATCCAAGTCGGGGTGTTCTCGATAGCACGAGCCTCGGGGAAGAGAATCTCGAGGTTCTCAATACCGTGCTCAAGGAACGCGTCCTTGAGGTTACCAATGCGAGGAGCCTCGGCGAGAATCTCATTCATTGCGTCGTGAGACAGGGTCTCGGCGCCATCGTCGGTCTGGTCAAAAACGTTGTGATGCATGCTATCTCCTTCATTGTAGCCAGAATGCTCGGCGGCATCCTCGTCATCGTCACCGGCACCAGCGTTCTCAAGAGCGGTACCGACCATGTAATACATTACGTTCTTCTGCTCCTCGGTCATCGAGTCGATAACATCCTGAACAGTCTTTTCCTTACCGGCCACGTCGTCCTCCTCATCATCAGACTCATCAGCGTGTTGAATAACCTCATCGAGCTCGGGCTTTTCTGTATAAAGCTCAAAAGTTAATCCAGTGTGGATGATAGCCTCATCCTCCATCTCAGTATAGCTGCCGTCATCATGAGCAATACTAAGAGGATCGATAAGAGCGCCTGGATTGGCGCCTGCTAAAACAAGGCTAACCTCACGAATCATGCCGTGGAGAACGTTGTTGCCCTGCTGCTTAAGCTTGTTTGCGTAAATAGACATTGAAGTGACATCGCCATGTTGCACTAATGTCTTAGCATTTTGACCCTGAGGAGTATCGTTAAACGAGCAGTATGCATAGACACCGTCGTCACGATTCTCAAGGTCTGCATGACCTAAAACGTTCATAGGATCATTATGGATGTGGTGCCACACCAGCGGTACAGTCTTACCATCGCAATCCTTGAACGCGTCCTTGCGAATGATGCGCCCATCACCGCAAGTCAGGTCATTCTTCGTGGCGTAGCCACTGAAATCATAACCCATAATTTCTCCTACTTCTTCGTTTGTCGCTTATAGATTGTCTCAGCTCGACGCGAAACTTCTTTGTTTTTGGCATCTTGCTTAGACTTAATCTCATTAGAGTCATACTTCTTACCTTGGAGAGAAGCAATTTTCTTATTGAGGGTTTCTTTTTCGTTAGTAATCCATTTACTAAGCTCGGCATTAGACGTTCCTATTTGGGAACGAAGAGCTTGAATTTTACCCCTCATTTCGGCTTTGTTAAAACCTTCTTCATCGGAACGTTTTGACCGCATAGAATTCAATTGCTCGGTCAGCTGTGCTTTAAGGTCGGCAATCTTGTTCTTTGTAGCTTCGCGCTGAGCTTCGGTATTAAGATTACTCTCTTCCCTAAGCTTTGCTATCTGATCGGAAACCTTGGCCTTGCCACCTTTACCGCCTTTGCCGCCTCCGGAACCGCCAGAGCCTTTACCCCCTCCAGAACCACCAGAACCTCGCGACTTGGTTCCCGGATCCTTATGGGCCTCGTAGTATTCATGCCGCTTGACTGGGTCATAATACGGATTCTTGTAATTTCCATATGGATTCTTTTTGGTTCCGTATGGGTCATCGCCTCGACCAATTATCCTTTTTGTAGCGACATAGCTGGTTGTTCGACGATTTAAAGTATATCCGGCATGAAGAAGATAGTCCTCCAAAGACACGTTAGCCATCTTAAGCGCCTCCGAGTTCTTTCTCAAGCTCTTCAAGCTGAGCGAGATACTCTTCGATTTCTTCCTCACTCATAGAATCGATGTCCAGCTCCGGTCCAGCGTCAAACCCGCCTTCTTGCTCGTCAAGCCCTTCTGCCATCGGAACCGTGGCATTCGGGTCATCGGCGATTGGGTTAATGTTCTTGTTAAGAAGAGCATCGGCACGCTTATCGTCAACTGGCTGGAATCCGAGAACTGCTCGGAACTCATTGGAGCTAACAATCTCGTTCTGAGTAAAGCTATCGGCAATTGTAGCCAGCTTTTCAACCGGAGCGAGCTTGAACGGATCCCGGAAATAACTAATCGCTTGTCCTTGAGAACGAGCAGTACGAGTCAGGAACTTACGGTTAAATTCGTCAATAAACGCAGCAAGAATCGGCTCGAGAGTTCGGTTATAATACTGAATCATCTCTTCTTCATTAGCGGTTCCGTCAAAAACCTTGGGGGTTAAGCCGAGCTGCGCATAAAGCTGATTCGTAAGATACTCAATTTCTTCAAGAAGCTTATTCTCAATAGGATGTCCAAGCTGAACAATCTTCTCGGTAGCATCCATATATGCGATGCCGTATCGAGAATCTACAAGTTGCATCTCGATGTCTTTAATTCGTTCCTTAGCCCGTTCTTCTCTATTCTTACCCTTCATGCTATATGGCATCTGAATAATGATGTTAAGCTTGCTTGAATTTTGCTTTTCATCAGTCGCGTCAAGAAGGGCGAGTTTATTCTTAAGCCTTTGAAGTGTTGAATTAGGCTTATTCATGACCTCGTAGAACGGATTCTCAACGATGGCAACTACGGACTTAGGAAGTGTGATTTCCTCATGACGTCCGGTCCTATCATTGTAAACATCCACTCGAACATGCTCCGGATACCATTGCGTAACTTTACCAACACGCATCGATAAGATGTCGTAAGCGTTGTTATGCAAAATATCAACGGTCGTATCGATAGGAACAACTGCCACAGTTCCTTCGTCAAGCAAAGAAAGAACGCCATCGGTCATAAACTCTCGTGCCGTTTGGTCAATGTTGGCAGAAAGACGAAGACATTGATTCAATTCAGACTGAATCGGCTTCAAATACTTACCATTTTGATCCACACGACAATGTTGCAAGTTAATGGCAGCAACGTCGACAGCAATACGATTGTAAATGGACGCAACGATACTTCGTTCGCTTCCGATTCGAAGACGATTACGGTCTTCTCGATGCGTTGTTAGATAGCCAAGGGTTTCTTTCGAGGCAGCATACTCCGCATCTTTACGTTTCTCCTTTGCCTTGAACGCATTCCAGGCATTGCTGAACCGTTCCCGTATTGTCGGATTCGGCATATGTCACCTCCTTAGAACGAGCGTTCTATTCTACATTCGAATGCAGAATTATTGCTTTACCGTATTCTTTCTTATTACGATACAAAGAATAGAACGGAATCATGGTATTTTTCGCGACAGAACCAACGAACGACTGGCCTCGATAGACATCGTGCTGAGCGTTATCAACTAAAGTTCGCATCGTTGCTGACGATGTTCCCAAATAACCGGCCGCAAGACTTTCTACAAACAGACCGCCCGTGCTGCTTCTCTCTGCCACAAGACGCCTATTGTCTCGGGCCTGCTTCACAGCGTTGTAGTTTCGAGAAGCTTTTTGTGCTTTTTTTGAATTGGGATTTTTTGCGTTTAGTTTTTCGGCCTTTTTAGCCCAATGTTTTTCCTGAATAGCGCCGAGACTGTATTTGGTACGAAGCTCAGGAGCTAACACTTTTCTAAATGTAGTGCTTTTATGAGAAGAGTATTGTCCATAACGACGCTTACCTTCGTCGGTGAGCGTTCCATCCGAATTCTGATAGCGCCGGACACCCCATTTCATGCCTTTTGTGCCATGATGAGCCAAATATTCCATTATGAGTTCCTTTCAATATGCTTTTGAATCCTAGCGCGCTTCTCAGGAGTCATAACAGTTTTTGACGCAGCTTTTTCCAAATCAGCATGCCTCTTAGCCCATTTCTCAGCGCGTTTGGTTGCACGTTGCGCCTTTTTATCATACTTGTAAGCTTTTACGGAGTATTTTGCGCGACGTTTGTCTAATCTCTTTTGCCTTGCTATACTTATGTCTGTTTGAAAGAATCTAGACTTTACTTTGTCCGCACGCATGCCCCAATAGTCGGCTTTTGTTTTGTTAAATGATGATTTACTACGATACTTGGCAGCTTTTGCTTCGAGTCGTTCTTGCTTACGAACGCTTTTGTCGTATCGCTTCTTTCCGGCCGGGGTTAATGTTCCGTCGGCATTCTCGTACCTTCGCACACCCCATTTCATGCCCTTAGTACCGTAGTGTGCTAAGTAATCCATGACTAATTCGCTTTCTTACGCTTACGGGCACGCTCTTCCATCTGGCGGCGAGCATTCTCTGCATCACGCTTTTCTTTTTCCGTCATCTTCCTTTTTGCCGATTCGGAAGTTTTTCCAGAACCATATGTGACCAACGTTCTAGCGGTTCCCTCAGACGAATTGTATATGGTTTGAACATTCTTCGGAAGGTAATTGCTTATTGAACTTTTTGCTTTCGATTTTGATTTTTCTCCACTAGAAGATGACCTCTTGTGTGGCTTAATTTTGTTAGCGGTTCTAAGTTTCTCTACTGTATAAACTTCATTATTAACCGTACGACCGCCAAACAAATTACTGGTTTCTTTTCGAACCCAGGACTGTCCTTTGCCGCTCAAAGGAGTGTCAGTTATTGTTTTCACAGTTTTAGGACCGTATTTATCGTTTACGTCCATCAACCATCTTTGAGCCTTATTCTTTTTTTGCTTTAGTCTTTCATAGAAATGTTTATCAGCATCATTTAAATCTTTTTCAAGACGTTTAGCAGCGTCATTCTTTTTAATATGGTACGTTTCTTTCTTTACAGTACGTCCTCCAAAAAGGTTTTTTGTACTATTTGTAACGATTTTCGAATCCGGAGGACCGGAAGTGGTGGTCGTCTTTATTTTAGGACCATATTTATCATTAAGTTTTTCCAAAGCAGTCGTGGCACGTTTGACTTTTGGAGAAACTTTTCTATCCTTAAAAGCGTACCGAGTTCCCTGCTTTTTAGGCCTTATTTGAACGCCTCCGGATGTATTTCCGCCCAACCCAACAGTATTGAAAGCTTGTTTAGCTTTCTTTCCGGCGGCATCTTTATACTTATAAACCCACTTACCCGCTTTGGACTTATACTTATCTATATACTTAAATTTACCATGTGCCAAATATTCCATTAGTCAAACAACTCTCTATTCACAGACCAAGAAATATAAGCGTCCATTAAAGCAGATACCGCGTCAATCTTTTGGTCATAACGGGTTTTTAGTAACTTACGATTGCCATTAGTATCCTCAATAACAATGGCGTTTCCCATACAAAACATCATAAGCTGCTCGTCAAATAACAGCACACGGTCTTCGGCTAATTTCTTTAACTCGCCAAGAGGAACCGACTCCGTCTTAGCTCCCTGAATAACTTTAGTTATTCCGTATGGACCATTCTCTGTCTCCCACCTATCGACAAATTGCTTTGCGTTATAAGGGTCGAAGCCAAAGGAACGGACGTCATAGTCGGATTGAACGATAAAATGGTCAACATCCTCATAGACTTCCATCATATCAAGAATAGTACCATCAAGAACAACCAACGAGCCCTCTTGGAGAAATTCGTCGTACTTAAGGCGCATAGCACTAGGGAGACGGTCGAGAGTACGAGAGGTAATATAACAACGAGTCTTAACCCCGAAGCCGCCAGGCAGAGGAAACATAAAAGTAAAAGCACAGAAGTCATCTCCTTGTGACAAGTCGGCTCCCAAAGCACACGGCATGCCCCAATAATCCTGCCTAGAATGCGGTATAGTTTCCTCATAACGGAAGAAATACGTGTATCCTTCCATCGGAATGCCGAATCGCTTGGCAAGAATATCATTACGAGCTGCTGGTGCTTTCTCAGCACGGTCCACATCAAGCTGATACGTCTCATAGCTGACAGTAAGACCGATATTTGGCTGAGCTTTAACCCACATGTCGGGATTGGCCACCTCGTCAACACTGTCGAGCCTATAGTAAAATATCGAGACATGCGGATTGACGTACTCGCCCTTAAGAATCTTCATGAGCTCCATCTTAATGGTATCTCCGGAACCATTTCGCACAGTTCCTTCGGAGCTCATGGCGACTATGAGATAGTCGTCCATCTTAGAGGCGCCTTGTTCAAGGGCACCGATAACGTCCTCGCGAGTGTCTCCAGAAAGCCACTCATCTACAGTAGAAATCTTAGGACGAAGACCTTGCAATTTATCAATAGACATAGGTCGAGCCTCAAGAAGAGACCCAGTTAGAAAGTTCTCGATGCCCTTCTTTGTGGAAGCTAACTTTTGTCGGTTCGCTTTGCTTCCGGTCGTATTCTGAAGAGAACCTTCGGTCAGAAACTTAAACAAAGGCCCTCTAGAACGAGCTATTGCAGTACGAATCGGTGACAAGACCTCTTCTGCCTGCTTCATAGTAGGAGCGGTAGTGATTTGATGAGTTGTGTCGGTATCAACATTCAAGAAAAAATTCTGAATCGTCGAACCGTACATAGACTTGGCGGCACCTCGAGCAACAATCAAATATTGCTTATTGGTCAAACGCTTCTTTCGAATCTTCTTAACCCAATGACCGCCATGACCATCCGCATTAGGCTCGTATACAGACCTTTCGACAAAGTAGCACCAACAAAAGACTTGCTCAGCCCATAGCTTGAAGGTATCTAGAAGATTTAGGTCAGAACCATCGGTCAAAGTACATTCGTCTTCGCAGAAACGAACATACCCATCCATGGCGAGCTCATCGTAATAGATGCCTGGATTAGCTATAAGAGCATCGATGCGATTCATCTCCATGGAGATTTCTTCACAGACAGGAATGTCCCCTCGTAACACTGCATCCCGAAACATTCCGTAGTATTTTGGTGTTGCTGTGTTAGAGAGAGGCATTTAATCACCTACTTTAGTTTAAATAACCGTATGGCTTTTTCCCATATCGTCTTTCGTATTCTTCTTGACTAATGTATGTTTCCTTGGGTCGCCACGATACTTTAGATTTTTGAGTGCTTTCTTTCTTCTTCTGAGCCTTCTCGTAGCGTTCTTTATACCCTGCGGTAGCATCGCTGACGTTGTTTCGAACGCGATTAAACTCGTCAGCTTTTGCTTTTTTTCGGGCTTCCTTTTCAGCGGCCTTTGCGTCTTCTTCGTCCTTTTTGGCCTTTTCGTATCCACGTCGAGCGTTGATTTCGGCAGTCTTGCGACGATACTCTTTTGTCGCTTCCGTTAAATCTTCGCCCTTCTTATTGTTATCCTTCTTCTTATTATCGTCTTTCTTCTTACCGTCATTATCGGAAATGCCAAACATTTCTTTTCCGGTCTTGGTAAGAACGCTCTTAGAAACTTCTTTCAAAGCCTCGCCGGCGCCACTCTTAACGTTCTGGTAAACGAATCGCTTTCCGGGAGTTAAAGAAGCTTGAAATTCTAGGTCGGCAAGCTTAATTTCCTTATCAAGTCGATTGATCTTGTCCTGAATTTCTTTATCGGTCATCTCATAAAACTTCTTATGAGTACCTTTTACTTCTGATTTTGACTCTTTCTTAGCAGGGTCGATACCCTTCTTGAGCTGTTTGAGCTCTTCCCTCTTCTGCTTATTCAGATTCTTAGAACGTTGCTTTCGAATCTGGGCGTTGAGCTCAACATTCGTGGGAGCTACTTTCTTTCGTATAGCTTCCTTCGCATTATGGGCGGCTTTACGAGCAGCGCCGACACCGTAGTGAACTCGACCAAGTGGTGTTAATGAACCATCCTTGTTCTGATACTTTCGCTCACCATGCTTCTGTCCTTTGACACCATAGTGAGCCAAGTAGGTGTAGTTACTCACTCTCCACCTCCCCTATTAACATACTCAACCTTATCAACCTCTGCTAAAATACGCCATTCGCATTCGTCTATGGCATTCTTCAAAGCTTCCATTAATTGACTCGAAGTTGGCGGATCGAAAAGCATCTTGGTTCGCATGTTAACGTATTGGCGAATCACGCCTACAATGCGTTCCTCGAAGTATTCAATCCATTCCTGAGTGGCGTCCTCAACAACTACCGGCTCACTAGGACCAGCCCCGAGTTGATTTAGAGCAAACATTACAGCGTTGATTGACATGAGAATATCTGTGTCAAAAGCCGTATCATCGGACATGATTCCTAGATACGACTTGACACTGTCCAATATACTATCCATATTACCTCCAAGGGCATGTGTCTCCAGGAGCCCGTTCTATTGGAACCTTGGGTAAACTTTTCTGGTCTCCGTAATGAATTGCGTTATGGGTGTCAAACGTTACGCACACCAGATTCTCTGGATCCAAAAGAATATCAGAAAATTCTTCGACGTCTTTCTTGGTGATGGGATTCAGATGATGAATATAGATGCGGCCGTGTATCTCGTATCCTTCAACTCCCAAATCGCATCCATTGTCTCGGAGAATTATTCCGTTTCGAGCTCTCCGCCACTCGGATGAATGGTAAAAAGTCTGGTTGAAATATCGGTCATAGCCAAAAGTCGGATTACCCACTTCACCAGACAGCTTGAGGTACTCGTATCGGTCCTCAAAGCTTTTAAGTTGCATTAACTCACTATAGCATCTCTTCCGCATAGTAATCTTCCTCTACGCCGGAATATCTCTTCATCGCCGCGATAGCTTCGGCGTAAAGTTCTTCACTACGCTGGTTCGATTGGACGGCATCCGCCTTCGCCCGAAGGAATTCGGTTTCGCTTTTTAGCTTTTCTATCTCTAATTGCTGCTTAGTGGATGCTAATTTGAGAAAATGCGTAATGACAGAAGGCGATGCAGTGCCATCTCGAAGCTGTTGCTCGGCTAAATCGACCGCAGCAGCTATCAGTTGGTTCTCTCGAGCCTCTGGACTCATCGCTGGGGGTCTCTTCTTAGGCACTTCTACCTCCTTCTACTGTACTTTGTGATTGTATAGGACAAAATATAACTACTTTTTGGTTAGTTTTAGCGGGAAGTATACGAGTTTAGGTGGGCGTGATTGGTTAGCTCAGGCAGCAAGGAGGAGAGAAAGGACAAGAAAACTCCATAGGCACTCATATACCCCCCGCTAAAACCACCAAAAATCAATTTTCAACTATTCCCCCGGAGAAAATATCAAG